CTTGTCTAAGGGTGGGAGGCGATCGGCTAACTAGTGGGGCTGCTTTGCCAAGGAGGCAAAGAATAAACGCAGCATTATAGCACGAAACGAGGCAGAGGTCACTGTACAGGTGTTACCTTTAATCGCGGACAGTCATAGCAGCTTTCGATCTCCATGATAAGCGGCAAAACAATCACCTCCTCGAACATCATACTACCGGTACCCACGTACAAGAGCAATTCGGGTGCAGAGGCAGTAGCCCTTGAGCTTCGGCCAATGTATACACACCCGCAGCGTCATCGCACACCCCGGTCGGGCACGGGCCAGGTCCGACAAGCAACTCCACTTTTCCCACGCCATACTCGGTGTAGCGGTTCAGCGTGGCCTCATTCTGCGCGCGGTTGACCTCCGTCCTCGCTAGTATCCTCGCACGTGTGATGCCTATCTTGTCCACGCGGTTGTTGATGTTCCGCGCGATCACCCGTGGGTTCTTCCCCTGGCTGAGGCCATCGGCAAGTTCACGAGAAATCTGCTGGTCCATCGCCTCAGTGATCCCTTCGAGTTCAGTGAAGTTACGCGTGTATATCAGGCCCAGCGAGTCGGCGTGTATCGGTCGATTGAACACGGCCCGGATGTCCTCCTCGGGCACGTCCAGGCCCGCCTCTTCTAGCTTACGCTTGGCGAAGGCGATCCCCTTCTCATACGATCTACGCACGTAAACATTCTGCCACTCCGAGTGCGCGACCACGTTCCGACCGACGCGTTCCGTCACTTCGAGGACTTCCGCGTCTTGGACACCGCGTAGCCACGCCATAAACGCCTTGATCTTCTCCGGGTTCTCGGTGAACTCAAACGGCGGAAGAAGTGCTTGGGCATGAGAGTGCAAGACAGATCCACCGCTGCGGCTTTGCAGCTTGTTCTTGCTGATGCGGAAGCAGTCATTGTCGACAACCGACTCGGTAATCAAGCCCTTCACCACGCGGAGGCGCTTGTTCATTTCCGCCATGTACTGGGCGCGGATCGTTTTGAGGTATGGGAAGGTCGTGCGCCTAGCGAGACTGCGTAAGGCGACGTTTCCTTCCATCACGCGTCCTCTGGATCTTCCCCGTTGGGTCCGGGGATGCGCAGGCTTCGGATCAACGCCGCCGCTATCGCGGACTGCAAACCGTTACATCCTGTCACCGCAGTCCATAGTCGTTGCTGCATTTCGTCATACTTCACTGCTTTCTCCGCGTCGGTCATCGCTTCGCTCCCCTGGTGAACTGCTTCCGCACCTCTTCGTCTTCCTCGTCGAGCTCTAATCCCGGATGACTGCATATCCCACCTAAGAGATCGGAGACTCAGTTCTACGGTTGTGCCATATTCATCTTTTACAGCAACATCCCAATCGTCAAAGGTGGTCTGTCGAATGGTCACAGAACATTTCTTGCCCTTTATTTCGTAGAGCATGTCATCCCGAACAGATACATTCAGCATTGTCCCTCCTTTAGCCGTTCAAACTCTAGTACCAACCTACGGAGCTACTTCTGTTTCCTCGTCAAGCTCCTGGCCGACTAACGCACTCAGTTTCACTCCCTTAGTTGACGGCAATCTGGCGAACTGTTTCCGTACTTCTACGTCTTCCTCGTCGAGCTCCTGGCCGACCAACGCACTCAGGCTGTCCGGTAACTCTGGGTCGAACCCCACGGCCTCCCTCAACTCTGATATGCTGAACATGTCCAGCGGGAACTTACCCGACGCCATATACATCGCTTCCGCGCGGTCCTTGTACACCTCAGCCTGCTCCTTGTCAGTCAGGTAGAATAGCCGCGGCCACTCGACCTCGTACTCACCACCGCTGGGCGGGGGCAGCGCCTTCACGTCCACAAGCCGGTCGATGAACGCCCTCAATATGCGCGGTTCAGCGAACTGTTGCTGCCTCTCGGCCACCCGCCCAAGCCAGTTCGCCTCGTCCATTGAAGAAGCCAATTCCCCGCGTTCGCTGCCCAATAAAATCCTCTGCGGTATGCCCGTCTTGCCGGATATCAGCGAGATGATCACCGCGAACGCCGGTCCGGGGTCGATGATCTCACCCTTCAACTCCTTGAGTTCCAGACCTTCGGTCGCAAACATACGTTGCAATCCGTGGAGGTAGTTCTGTAACTCCTCCTTCGCATTGGTCAATGCGGTATCGCTGAGTTCGTAGTCCTTCTCGGCCTTGATCGCGTAACCCTTTACCGCTGACTGCCAGTAGCCCTCGGCGGAGCTGCCTACCACCTTGTCGAGGTCTTCAAGGCGGTTATACACCTTCTGTAGGCGCGGTTCGCCGTATACCTCGTTGTCGAGCAAACCCTCGGCGATATGAATCACCCGCGTCCAGTGCACGTTCCTTCCTATACTGGATCCACTCGGCATCCCGATCACATCGCCTAAGTCCAATGAGTACGTCTCCGCATGACCAAAACGTTTATTACTCTTATCGGTGACGAACTTATTGACCTTTGCCAACGATTCACCAAACGGCGAGAGGTAAATGACGTCATTTGGTCCGCTGAGTCTTTCTAGCGGCTGGTCCAGGTTGCCGTCTTTCACGCCGATCAGCATCACGCCGAACTTGCCTATCCCAGCAAGCCGGTCGGCCCTTTCCATGTAGTGGTAAGCCGCGAGGCGTTTCTGTAGCTCGTTCCACGCCTTCATGAACGTCGACTTGCCCTCGGACCCGTCGCTGACAATCGGTGCCTTCCTCCACGTGGTCTTTGCCGGCGCATCGACGATGGTTGAGGCCAACCCTCGCCGGTCGTACATCGCTTGGAAGTGCGTCACGTCTGGGTTTTTCGTGTAGCCGAGCATCGCGTCTACATCCCTGGTCAGGCTGTACTGCATCCCGGCCAGGCGCGACAACGCCGCGCGCTCCCTTATCGCGAGGTTCGCTACCATCTTCTCCAGCTGTTCGTTGGTCGTCTTCTTATCAGATCCGTTTGGCATCGCGTCCCAACCTCAGCCATCTCTCGAACTGGCGTTCCGTGTTGTTGCCTCTACCGTAGCAGTGGTAGAAGTCACGCTGGCAAGCCAGACACAGCGTGGTCCCGTTGCCGACCAGCGTCCTCAGCTTCGGGTTGTTCCCGTAGGTGCAGACATGGTGGGCTACCAACGTCTGTTCGTCCTTGCTACCGCAACGCTGGCACGTGAACGAGTCCTTCTCAAAGACCCTCTTCGTCCACTCCGCCAAGTCGAGGACAGGCTGTAGCAGCTTCATCCGATCATCTTCCCGCGGCTTCTTCGGATCTACTAGGCATCCACACGACTTCGTGTTGCCCGTCTTCAGGCTGTGCGTGTCTACCATTACGTCCTTGCCGCAGTCGCAATGGCACCGCCACACGACGCGACCTTCCCGCCTCTCGTCGGTTGGTTCGATCGCCGTCAGGCGTCCGAACTTCTTCCCCGTTAGGTCAACTCTGTATGCCATCGTTTCCCCCTCTGAGGTCGTTTACTTAATCCACCTTAGCAGTACACGCGCTTCGGTTCAACTACCTCCTTCACTTATGGTTCACCAATCATCCTCTGCCTCAAGAAAAAAGAACGGCTGACCGGGACCAGGCCCGGCCCGACACACCTCGCGGGTGGAATCCGCTGGCGAGAGGGTGTGACATGCACAAATGCCAGCGGCAAGACCCGTGCGCGAGGAATTGGTGATACAGCAAGGGTGCGCCCTTGCCAGTCCGCAGCCGCCCTTCTTCCATGTTATCCCACGGTCGTAGAGATCGCATTTCTCACCGTCTTTTAGCGCCTTTGCGCGATCGGGTTAAAACGCCCTCATCCGCGTTTCGCCGCCGCCTCCCGTCTTGCTATCGCCTCACGTCTTCTCCACACATCCCGGTCGGCCTTCTCGTTGCCCAACAACGCCTCGATCCCGTGGGCAAGCTCGAACTTTACGCGGTATCCGCGATTGAGGCGCGAGTCGTCGTCCTTGCCCTGATACTCCCCGTGGTCGCTCCACAAGTGCATTCCTTCTCGCATCAAAACGTCCTCACCTCACTCTCCTCCCTTCCACAATACCCGCGCTTTCTTCTTCGGCTTCACCAGCGCTGGCCCCTCAACCGTATGGAGGCCGTACCGCAGGCAGTCGGGTAGGTGGTCGTCCTTCTTGATCGGGTTATCGCTCTTCACCTCGCCGGTGACCGCCTCCGTCGGGAAGCTGTACTTCTCCATCTGGTCCACGAAGCACGGACAGCGCCCCCTCATCACCTTTAGACGCCCCTCACGGATGACCCCGGTGACGGTGGCGACACCATCGAGCACGGCGTTGTTGGCCTTCCTGAACGGGCCGAGGCCGTGGTCTTCAAGGTTGGCGACGTCGGTCTTCCTCGACGGGTCGTAGATATAGTCAACGACCGCGCCTTCCAGCTTCTCCTTGATCTTCTCCGCATGCACCCTAGCCGGTTCTACGTTGGTGGTGTAGTGTTCGTTGAATGCGTACCAATCGTTGTCGTGCCACGCAAGGAAAAGAGTGCCGAAAAAGACGCCTGGGTCCACGATCACGTGCACCGGCCAATCGCCGGGGATCTCAAAGGGTTCCACGTAGAGGTGCGTGCCGAACTCTGGGTAGACGAGGCCGAACGGCTTGCAGAACTTTCCGTCGTGCCTCATGTCGAACAGCCACTTCGGCATCGTCCTCTTCGCCCGCTTATACTCCTCCACTGGATACAGCGGGTTGTCGATCGACCGGAACTGGATCACCGCGTAGTCGGGGTCACCGCCCTGCCATGGCAGGAAGATGTCGTTGTAATACCAGCCCATATTGGTCGGGTAGCCGCAGAAGAGGACCGGTCCCTGGTAGTAACCGGTGCGGTTCTGGATAATCGGCCAGATGAGGGCACCCATGTCGGATGGTTCATCGACGATCATCGCCCTTGCATGGTGCCCCTCTATCCGGTGCGGCTTGTCCGCCGAACGCAAGAAGATGTTCCCGCCCGTCGGCAGTTCATAGCGCCTCTCGCTACGGTGGTAGTGGCCGGCAAGCCTCGTTCCTATATACGCCCCTTCGATCACCGGTAGGAGCATGTCCCTCACCATGTCGGAGGTCCGGCCCAGCGCGATGTACCGCGCACCCTTCCCGTTGCCCGCCTTATGGTCCTTCACGATCTGGTCACTAAGCCACCATGGCGACCACCAAGTTTTCCCCCCGCCGGTTCCACCAATCATCGCGATGAAACGCTTGCCAGCATCCGCCGCGTCGAGCGTCGACTCCTGGAATGCATACGGCGTTACCTCAATCGCTTTCGTCTTCGTCTTTGTTTTTTCGGTTGCCATTCCTATGGATGATAATCGGTGCAGCCTCGTCAGCAGGCAGGATCATCACGTCGGGGTTCCTTTGCCACTTCTCACGGTCACGATTGCACAGCCAGAATATCTGTGCCGTCACATCCGGTGCCACCTGCTTGCGTATCGTCTCCATCTTCTCGGCGATGACCTCTTGTTTGCCCTCCACCGTCCTCACCTTGCCGTAGGTGCGGGTCTCCGTGTATTCGTATCCTATAGCCCTTTGGTACAGCGACTGTTCGACGAGGAGGTCGGGAGTTGCCTTGGCGTCTTTTATGGCCTCGCGGAACTCCTCATGCCGAATCATCCACCGATATAGGGTTGCGGGATGTATGCCGAACTCTTCTGCAATCTCCTCGTCGGTCAGTCCCGACTTCGCCATCCAGTGCGCAAGTTCTGGGTGGCGGTCCTTATCGTATTTCGATGGTCTTCCTGTCCTCGCCATGCCTATCTCCCTCTACTTCGTACCGGCCCTTTCCGTCTTGTTTCCCACGCATTCAGGCTTCAGCCCGACACTAATAGGTGGCGTTCCCGGCGAGGATCGTCCCGTCGTTCGCGGCGAGCGCCGACCGGCCCGCCTTCAGCAGCGCCAGCGACCTATTGATGGCCTGCTTATCGTCGTCCGTCCTTACGCGCGGGTTGTTTTCCAGCAGCTTGTACTTAGGCTTCTTCTTCGTCATGTCCCTCCTCGCAGCCTCAACTGCTTTGGCTGCGTTGTCCAGTGGTCTAGCCGCGTCTTAGTATTCCATCACGTCACCGCAGACGATTTCGTAGCTCACTTCTTTTTCTTCCCATTCCTTCGCAGCCACCACGCCAGCAAGCCCGCCAAGCCCGTCGGCACGCCCGCCGCCACCCCCGTCGTCGCGTTCTGCCGTCCACGAATTTCGCCACGCATCTCTGCCAGCGCCTCCCGCGTTTCGGCAAGGGAAGACTCTAGACTATCTATCCTCCTAGCAAAGAAGGCTATCATCGTATCACTATAGGAGTCTGCCTTGCACACATCGGCAACCGCACAGATGCAGCAGAACAATAGAGCGAGAACAATCACGGCAGCCAGCGTCAATCGGTTGTCCATGCGTCCCCTCATGCGGCGATCTTCTCCGCGATAAAACAGGCGATCGAGATCAGCGCCAATGCCGCGAGGAAGCCAAGCCCCAAAAACGAGTCCCGTTTTTTCATGCCGTCCCGCTCGCCTCAGAGTACCACATCGATACGTACCACCTCAGAGTGTCAAGCGTCGCCTTGCGCCTGTCCTCCTCGCCCCACACCTCCAACTCGCTGACAATACCCGGCGTCCCCCAAACCACGAGGACTGTGAACTGCGGCAGCTTCGCCAACTCAGTATACGCCCGCGCCTGGCCTGGAAGCAACTCCGTCCCTGGTGACTTCGTCTCAATCACCAGGAAGCGCCCGTTCCTCTCCACGAAACCGTCGATGTCCGACGGCATGATCTTGGAGACGCCGAAGCAACCGTCCAAACAGACCCAGTCCCAGAGCGTCCTCACGTAATCGTTCATGTCTTTGATCGTCATGGTGGGGATGCGGGGCTGGCGGTCCACCCCGCGTCCGTCCTCCTGTTCTCAAAACAACCTAGACGTGTATTGGATTCCGCCATTTTATCTCACGCAGCAGCGCTTGTGCTTCTTGCCTTCAGGCATTAGGTTTCTCTTGATCGTCGCCAAGTAGAATCCTCTGCGTTGTCCAGTATCGAGCGTATCTGCGCTGCAGTTAAATCATTA